CTTGAACTGACATCAAATCAAATTCAATAATCTTCTTACCTTGCTCATTATACATAAGAGGGTAAATAAGACCGGATTGCTCATTATTTGAAATATTATTAATTACTTTTTTATAATATTCATAAATGGCTTTATCAGCATCCGTAGCATCTGGTGACATATATTTAGGATGAAGCCCCAATACAGGCATCCCAGTTAAATCACGGGTGATTCCAATAGCCTCTGATTCTTCAATAATTGTTTTAAATTTATAAGGTATATAGCATGCTTTCAATGGACTACAACCAAGAGGGTTTCCACGTTTTGCGTTATACCTGAATAACATAAATTTATTACGTTTAATTTTTAAACCTTTTGGTTCTTTATCTGGGGAATTAAAGAAGAAGTCAAATCGTCCATCTTGTTCTATTCTTGATAAATCTTGATAAACGTGAGTTAATTCTCTTCCATCTTTAGACCATCCCCACTTTTCTATTGTATCTTGTGAACGAATAGCTAATTTACGCCAACCAATAAGATTGTCAGAGTATTTACTTCCTTTTGAGGGTGTACGTCTGCGATAGACTTTTTCCATCACACAGAAGCCATATAGGAGATATGAGAGGACTTCTTTAATGAACTCTTCCCAGCTCAGTTCCATATCGTTTTGACATTGCTTAATGAAAGCACATTTTTCTAATTGAGCTTCTGTTGCGTTTTCTGGAGGTTTAACATCCCATTTAACTTTTGAAATCATCATTTCTATGAGGTTGATACCAGCATAAATCATCGGATCATGATACATTGTTTTATAAGTATTAACTACATGAGGCCATTTAAGTTCTGACCGAATTTCTTCTTCTACATAACCATCTCTATGAGATAATCCCGTAGTACCAACCTCCCCAAGCCTCATCGGTGGTATCTCTCCATCACCTTGAGAAAGGTTTAATTTTTCTTTTTCCAAAATGGACTCCTTGGAGATTACTGGTTATAAATATTGAAAGGATTTGATTGTTTTAGTTCAGGCAAAGAAAAGTCTGGGATAACATCTTCTTTAGAAAGATAATTAAAAACAGTTGCTCCAGCATCTGGGATATCATCACGCCTTGTACGTGTAGAACGAGCATCAATGAAACTTTCATTCTCTTTGTGGAACTGTTCAATATCTTCTTTACTTTCAAATCCTGATTCTACAATAAAAACCAAACCATTCTGACAAGCAACTGAGAAAGGTTCATATCTTAATAATTTGGACTTGTTATTTGGCATTGGATCTGGTTTACAGATAATACCTTCTTTTGTAGATTTCTTTGCAAATTCTTGATATTGGAATTTACCAGCTGCCCCTACATCTTGCGGCATTACTGTCGTACAATCCCTCCCATCATTTTTTGCAATTTTCATGATTTTTGTATCACGGACACCCAGCATTTCTCTGAAACGTTCCATACCACAAATGTAATATAAACCGTCGGGGGATTTAGCCATTTTAACACCGACTGTGTAATCTGGGTCATATCCTCTTGATGGATCAGGTACTCCTCCAGCTGTGTCCCAACCTCTCGCATACACAGATCCGACTGGTACATGTGTGGATTTTCTTATCCAATCCCGATTATAATATAAACCACTATCCTCTAACTTTTTCCAACAACCTAGTAATAATTGATTACGTTTTGCTTCAGGCATAGAATCTAGGACATCAAAATAATCTGGATCTAATTCTTGAAGAACTTTGTTTTGCTCTAGTGTTGCGGGGACATAAGTGTAAGTTTGAGGTTTTTTACCATACTTATCAAATAATTCTTGCTTGTCCCAAGATGAGTGTGTTTCCCCATTAATAATTACAAAATATCTTGTTTTACCAGCAAGACCTTTATCTGGAAATCCTGAATCATCTGATAATAAGAAAGGTTTTATCCATTCATACATCCAATGATCTGCATCTGGGTTTAATGTGAAGCGCATACCTTTTGGTGTTTTAGCCCGCGATCTATTTCTTGATCTTAATACATCAAAAGAATATTGTGAGTGCATCTGAAGTTCATCAATATAAACTTTAGCTAACTCTGAACCATAATAAGCATCAGCATCCTTTTCATGCTGGAGATATGAGAATATTGATTTAGCACCACTTGGGAAAGTAATAACTCTATCTTTCTCAGCTATGTGAGCTTTACCATATGGTTTTCCATTTTCATCAAATAGATATTCTTGATACATCTTTTTAGCTTCAGGCCATAAGTTTGTATCTAGCTCTTTTGTAGTTTTTCTGAAAAATACTGAGAGATAATCGGGGTCATGAATACCATAAAGATTGTCTACGAGAATTGACCAAGTTTTGCCCCCGCCAGCGCCTCCACCAAAGAAAACTATCCTTATTGGGTCACTGTCCTCAGTACCATTGCAATCAAGAAACTGTTGTTGATGTGGTTGAGGATCTAGTAACATACTTTATCCTTTTTTAACTTGAGTCCATTTACCTGAGAAAACTTTTTGCAATCTTGAGAAGCCTTTACGTCTATCGAAAGAATCTTCACTAATACCAAAAGTTCCTGCATAAGCAATCAACTTCTCTTTAGCTTCTTTTTCATTTTCAGAATCTGCAAGGAAAGTTTTTACATAAGCCCAATCAGGGGCTACTATTTGTTCTTCTTGAGGACTTTCATCAACCTCTTGTTCAAAGCTTTCTTCTTTAGCTTCTGGATCTTCTTCCTGAGCTTCCTCTTCTTTAACTTGAGGAACGTTCTGATCTTCTTTTTCTTCTTCTTGAGATTTTTCAGAATCGTCCTCAGAAGTGATCTCACTACCCACTGGAATATATGCAAGGTTATAATTACCGACACCGACCAAATAAGAATCATCTGGTAGTATCTCACACCCTTCCTCTTTTAGTTCTAATATACGATTTACAACTTCTGTAAAACCATATAAATATTCAACTTTAACATTATTACTCATTTACTTTTCCTCCTGATTAACAGACCAATAGTACATTACCTAAACGGTTGTTTGATGGTCCTGTTAAGGGGTATCCATCATCATAATCATTGTTATAACCGATTATTTCAGGTATGTAATAAGATTTAACCAATTGTGTAGTATCAGAAATATCTAAGACTAGATTCAAAGGACCATCTTTATAAAAATCTGCTGGGTTATTAATTGTTGAATATGTTTCATCACCTATATTAATGACAATCTCAACAAAATTATCTAAACCATTTTCTCCGAATTCCCCTTCAAAAGTGAACTCAAAATTGACTTTTATATCTGATCCTTTGATAATTTTATTATTCAACATTTGTTACCCTTATTTGTTTCTAAAAATATCTTTCTTAGTAATATTTGAAACCTGTAGTTCCTGTGCTCCCGCGATACGTTCACCTGACTCACCTGTTTCTGTGCATTTGCACCAACCAAGTCTAATATACTCATCACCCAGAAGTGATGAAAATACATCACCAAACTCACGTTTAATAGCACCATCTAAGAAGCCATTTTCTTCTACTACTTCAACTCTCCGCATACCCATTATGAAGGATCTCCTATCTCATGATCGAATGCACCAACTGATACCGTTCCACCACTTGTTAAAGCCTGAGAGGTACATGTGGTAACTAATTTTAACGTATCAACACCATTACTAATAGCTACATGAGTAGCTGTACCAGTTTGTGTAATACTACTATCTGTAGTTCCTGCTTGTGTATTTTTACGGCCTGAAACATCACCATTGGCTTTAGTGTATGTACCTACGGGGTCTGAAGCTAATTCAACTGCCGCGATCCCAGCATAGTTTGCTGGTTCAGCTGAAGTTACATGAAGAGTAGTTCCTTCTGCTTGATCTAGCATTAAATCCAGAATTGCATCTGGTATAACTTTTGCCATTATTTTAATCTCCGAATTTAATGGTTATTATATCTACATCGTAAACTGCTTCTGTAGACGTATCTTTTGAAAATGTTATTAGATAGGATTCTAGTTCAGGGATAGTCCCAAATACTATGAAGCCTAACCGTGTTGTTTGACTTATTTCATCAACAACTAATACAGAATTTTGTAATAGTTCACTATTATCTATAATATTCTGATTAGATAAATCAAATAGATTTAAAGTGGATGTTTGTTCTGTTACCAAAGAATCATCTAAAGATTGATTACTTGACGTATTAATTACATCTAATAAGAAATCTACTATTAAAGAAGTATTTTCTAAGATATTATTATTAGATAAATCCTGAATATTTAAAATTGACTTTTGTATAATCTCAGGAGAATCTAGTCCAGAATTATTTAGAAGTTTATCTATTGATAGTACCCCAGCTAAAACCAGAGACACACTACCTAAAGATATTTGATTAGATACCTTTTCAATACTCAGTACACTTGTTTGAATAAGGGTACTTGGGTCAATGGTAATATCTGACGAAATCCCATCTGAGCTTAATTCGCCTCTTGAAAGTAATGAAGGAGAATCTATCTGAGTTGGTGTAGCTGTATTATTCAAAGATAATAGATGTTTCTGGACTAACTGAGGAGAGTCCATTAAATTATCTTGAGAATGATTATCTAAAACCAAACCTGTAGATTGAAATAATCCTGCACCCTCTATAAAACTTTGATGAATGAGATTATTAACCGATAGTATATAATTTTGAAAAAGAGTTAAATTTTCTAAACTCTGGGTATTTAATAAATCTTGAGGAGAGACATTATAACTTTGGGTCAGTGAGATATTAGATAAACTTTGAGGATCAGAGAGATCCTGAGTTATAATATTATCTCCACCGCCTCCACTGACAATAGGTGCATAAGCAACTGTTGCCATAGCCGAACGTGCGGGGAAGAATGCAGATGTAGTACTAACCGGACCTGCGTCAGCAACACCCTCATAAAAACCTTGAAACCTGACAGTTGCTGCTGCCACTACACTTGCTATCGGCGTTGTACCAGTAGGGTCTGTGGTGGTGGATGTCGTTGAGTTATTCGTACAAGATACGACGATATTATTACTACCAACAGTAGTAACATTTGTTGTCATCGTTGCGCCAGAACCACCAACAACATCCACATCCGAATCAGTTTTTTCACCGCACTCATTCAACACAAATGCGATAATACCGATTCGCTCGTTGTCTGTAGCTATGGTTATCGTGTCTGTACCTGTTGGTGGTAGGGCTAACGAGTAGATTGCCATGACATTGGCGTTACTACCGACTACAGAATTAGCTTCTGCATCAAGAGTTAGCGCAGCCGCACCGTAAGTAACACCAGTTATCGGCCCGTTGTTACCCACATCCTCCTTACCCACCATCACGACCAGCCTACCATCCGTTACGCTTGGTACGGTGTAGTCTAGTGTTGTCGAACTACTAGTGGCCTGAGAGTTAAATACTTGAGGTGAAATGGACTCATAAAACACCCACTGGCTATTATCTATAGGTGCATTTACGATAGTGCCATCATTACCACCAACTGTGTCGATTAATGTAGCACCTGTACCATTTGATGCACTTGGGTCGTAGTGGTGGATTAAAGAACCACCTCTGAAAATCTTGAAATCTACAACCTTAGCATTCCAAATCTGTGCATTAGTGAACCTAGCGCCAATGTGAGTTATGGTACAATTACCTTCTACTTCACTTCTAATAGTATGCTTCTCCCCGTCTGTCGGGAAAAATACAAACTCAGAGGGTGTACCGTCCACTTCTACATCAGCGAGATTTGTGTCATTAGAATCTATCTGACCGCCACCACTTCTAACAAAACAAAATGGTCTGAGGCTAGAAGTTGACGTAGACGAGTCCCAAAAATATCTGGATGCACCATCTCTACCAGTGAAATCCTTCACTGCCATTTCAATTACATCACCAGCAACAAGTGAGATTTCTGGGACTGTCACATAAAGGGTGTTGCCGTTTGCCGTGTAATCTAGGTAGTAAGCCATTTTAGCTAATCACGCCATAAGGGTTTTCAACGAAGAAAGTCACATTGCTGCGCGGCACTTGTACGATATAGTCACCCGCAGATTCAACAGCGTTGAATCCAGCAACTCTGTGTCTTACACCTTGCGTCTCTGCGAATATCTGAGGATTGTGCTTTTCGCAATCTGCACTGGTTGTAATTTTCAACCACCCATCGTGAGGCGATAGTTCGGCATACTCTGTAGTCTTGCGGATTCGCTTAACATCGGCAAGAGTCACATTTTCAAAAGGCAGATGTGACTTGTTAGCTAACGCGATAATGGTTGGTTTAAGTATTGCGATTGCATCCGATAAACCAGCAACCCCTTCACCAATTATAGAGTCAAGCATGGCAATTTGTGCCAATCCCGTTGAACTATCCTGCATGAAATTAAATTCTTCGCTATCAAGGAAAGCTGCTAATTCATTTTGAAAAGGGTTATTACCATCTTCCGCCATTACCTTAAACGACACATACGACTTGGCTTGAGCAAGCAAGGAGTTCATTGTATCTCTGTGGATTAACTGACCTTTGGTTTGTTCGTACAACCTAGCCTCTGATAGAGCAACGGTGTCATCAACATTTGCTGTCAGCAAGAATTCTTCTAATGTCATTGCTTATTCTCCCTCTTTTCGGTAATGGTTTACTGTCTGTGTGACATTACTATTTAATCACTGAATTTCTCTTGATTAACTGATATCATTAACTCCTAAAATCCATTTATTTCTTAAACTGTGGTATAGGAAACTGAGCAACATCAGCTTTTTGTTTATTAGTATGTTTTTGATTATTTTTTGAGGAATCTTTATTATCTTGAGAAATGGTTTTCATTTCCTGAGTAATTAGAAACTTCTTAATATCCTTTAACTGATCAAAATATTTAATTTTCTGAACATCTGTAACTTCATCATCCATAATCCGCTCTGTAAGCCACTCACACATATCTTGCATAGACATTCCGGTAGCAATGGCATTCGCAATGTCTCTATCTGCTTTAACTTTACTACGTGCGCCTTGTGGTCTTCCGCGACGATTAATGTTTTTATCACCTTTTGTGAATGGCATAATTTGTTCCTTAAATAAAAATAAAAAAGACAGGCCAACAGACAGGAGGAATCTATTGTACTATCGAGTGATATACCTGTCTGAAGAATACTTCTCTGAGGAAATAAGAAATAGAGAAGATTTAGGGGAGTGTCATTCTCATTGTTGTTGGATATGACATAATTGTGAAAATCACTATTAATTAGTGTTTATAACTATATTATAACATAAATAACCACTTATTGCAAATGGTTTTTATTCTTGACTACTCATCGGTGGAGTTAAACCACCATCAAAGCTACTACTTAGGTGTCCTTGAGTGTACTCATGATCATTTATATAATCATATTGTGAGTAGCTTGCACTACGACAAACACCACAAAGATCTTCATATTCATTTTCATTCTTAAATTGAGATATCTCAGAATCAAATAATTTACGATTGCACCCTTTACATCTTGTACTCATAAATATTCCTTAACTATCTTCTATACCATCATCAGATTTCTTTTTGTATACTTTTGGACCTGATTGCCTAATCATACTTATTTCCCTTGTGTGGTATTCCTGCACAGATTTGAACTGCAATCTCAAGACTTATGAGGTCTGCGCTTTAACCATTAAGCTACAGGAACAAATAAATTAAATACGACTATTCAAAACGACTGCAAGTTCCGACTTCATAAAACCATTCTCAGAAACCCATGCACGAATCGTTTGACCATCTGATTCCTCACTATTAAGTTGACTCCTCGGCATTTTCTTTATTAGGAGTGTACCTGCACCAACTGCGTTATTTAAAAATGCAGTACGGATTAAGCTATTTCCTCCACAACTAATACCTGAGTAATAGTCCTGTAGTTTGAGCCTAAAAGCTGATTGTACTTTCTTCATTTTCTTACGCAGCTCACCTTTATCATCAACCTTGACTATGGTACAAATATTTTTCAAGGCTAAATCAATATTAGTTTGAGCAGTTACATTTAATGATAGTGATAGCACCACAACTAAGAGGGAAGTTTTAATAATCTTTAACATTCTATATCTCCTTAAAATTAATAATCTTGATTATCATAATATCTTTTCATACGTATTAACATTAGACAGAATAATACAGGAATACCAACAAACACAAATGCTATACAAGTTAACATAATAATACTTCCAGAAATAATTCCTGCCCAAACCATAAAGCTTACTAAATAAATTAATATACCTTCTAACATTTTGTATTTCTCCTTATATTTCTCCATCTCTTAATACCAGTATATCTCCAATAAACAAATCTGTCAAGTATTATTTTAATAATTATAGTCTTTTATAGCGTAGCTATGTTAATTATCTTAATAACGTAGTTATACATGATAAAGTACATAAA